GGAGCTTTTGCACAAAGATTCTTATAAATCTTTACCCCTTCACTCTCATTTATTTGTCCATCAAATATACTCATATTTTTATTTTATTATTATGGAGGGGTGACTACCCATCCAGTTATTAAACCATGTGTTCTGTTGCTGGCTTCATTACTTTTTATTTAATTATTTCTATTGGTTCTTCTACAACCTCAACCAAACCATTTAGAGTATCGTACTCGTCTAAATCTGGTTTGATTATGTCGTCTATTGAAGCGACCTTTGCTTGCTCTATGGAAGTCAAGTGGCGTTGTACTTTAATTTTAACCCACTCAACGACTTCTTTGTCGTTTAACGACTCTGGTATCTCTAGTGTTATTTTTTTCATATTGTTTTAATTTCTTATTTTATATAAACTTTTGTCTACTGCTTTTACCGCCTCTTTAGCGTTGAATTCTCCAATAAACTTCTTTAACTTGTTAGCTGTGCTGACTGGGTCGGTTTGCACTTCATCATAGTCTAAGGTTAATGTTTCTCTGTTCTTCAATATTTTTTCCCATTCATTTCTCACTGTTTTGAGAGTCGCTAGTGTGATGTGGTGGTCTGGTCTGGCTTCATCCCAGCTTTTAAGCATTTGGTTGAAATCTCTTTTAATGAAAATTATTTTAGCTTCGGGAGTATTCTTGGCTAAGTTGTAATGCAAACATTTGAAGCATTTTGTTTTCGTTGGCTTATCAATTTTCTCAAAGAACCCGTATATATTTCTAAACTTCTGCATCTCGGTTGGATTATCTCTGGCTTTTGAGAACTCAATCTCAACTCCACCGAATTGTAACATCCTCATCATCATACTCGTTCCGCTTCTTGGTTGTCCACATAAAATTATCATATATTTTAAGCTACTGCTTCTTGAACAGCCGTTATAACACCGTCGGTTATTGTAATTGTCCCATTGGTTGTGCCACCTATTCCGACAGTATAAGTCCCATCACTTACAACACTTCCGTTTCGGGCGGCGTGAATTGCTTTAACTTTTTGGTCAGCAAAGTGGATAAACTCCTCTCCATCAACTCCCCAGAGTATTGATGAAGTTGTATCTTTGAATCCGTAATAAGTTCCATAATTATCATAGGCACTGTCAAAGAATTGAGCAACCCCATAAACCGATGCATTATTATAAGAACTATCAAAAAAGAAAGCTCTCCCCGTTACAATATGACTGTTATAACTTGTATCTCTAAAAATGGCTGTTCCAGTAATTGACCCACCATAATTATAGGTGGTATCTTCAAACACACAGTCTGCCTTGACCTCTATTCCTGTTCCGAGATAAGCTGTCCCTCGTAAAATTACTTTGTTAGCGACTAAGGTTCCAGTTGAAGGATAATTATAATAAACATTCGCACTATCAATTATTACTAAGTCTGCACTGGTCGGTATTTTCCCATTTAACCAATTATCAGCAACACTAACATCTGAATCATAATCCCCTGTCCAGTAACAAGCTAATTCACCAGTCATTCCTGATGGAGAAGAATAGTTTAAAGCAGATGTTGTACCATTGCTTGCGTAAAGTATCCTATTATTTTGGTCTATGCTCAAAACAGGTGTTCCTGCATTATCTCCTATGCCTACTGATAAATTTATCACATTATTAGTAGTGTCATATTTTATTGTCCCTTCGTCACCAGATACCCCAAGATGTATTGAACTTCCAACAAGATACAAATCTTTAAATCTATGTGTATCGTCACCTAAGTCTATATCATTATTAGTTGTAGGTGCGAAGACACCATCACTTAAAATAACCTGTTGTGTTCCACCTATTCCAAAACCAATTGAGGTTGTGGCGTTAGCGTCAAGAGTCCCATCAGCCAAGCTATCTATGTATTCATTTCCATCAGTCTGGGTAAATGAAATCTTATCATCCACTAAGGTCTGTCCTTGAATATTGAAATAGCCTGTTCCAACAACTTTTGGATTGAGTAAAAGATTTGTTCCATCATAAGTCAAAGAAACATCATCGCCTGCACCCAAGAATAGTTTACGATTATCTGCTCTTAAAAAGACATCAGCGTTTAGGAATAAATCTTGGTCAGCAGTTGTGGCACTCATTGTCCCATAGATAATAGACTTAGTTGGTTGGTTAGCCCCGTGATTTATTCCAGTAACACTTAAGACATTGCTAACATTTCCAAGAGAAACACCAGCCGTTGCTCCTAAAAATATATTCCCTGTTCCTGTTGTAACTCCACCACCAGTAGCATACCCTATCGCTGTGTTGTATCGCCCACTTGTTATAGCGTTTAACGCACCATAACCCAAAGCCGTATTATAATGAGGACTTGCACTCGAACCACCCTGTCCAGCATAAGCTCCGACAAAGGTGTTCCTTGAACCGCTAACCGAGTTATATCCAGCATATATACCGACATAAACTTCATCTTCTATTGAGTTTGAATAAAATCCTGCTTGTTTCCCGATGGCGATACTTCTTTTAGTCCCGCTTGCGCTATTCCAAAGAGTTTGTGAACCAATAGCAATATTCTCTCCACCAGTTTGTTGTCTACCAAGTGCATCGTAACCTATTCCGATGTTTGTCGTAGCAGAGTTAGTGTAACCAGCCGTATAGCCAGCTCCGTTTCCAATGTAGATACTGTTAGTTCCAAAACCACCTTTTCCAGCATTGACTCCTATTGCTATTTTTAGATTATCTCCAGCGTTTAGTAATTCAAATCTTCCGTCCATATAAAGCGTTCCTGTTCCAACCTCTTTGGGGTTGATAATCATATTCGTCCCATCATAAGAAATTGAAGCATCTGCACCTGTGCCGTAATAACTTTTATAATTATCAAGTAAGAGAGTATTACCAGTTGCTTTAAAGGCATAAGTTCCATCAGCTAAATCCATCGTGATACTTCCATCAGTAAACTTGCCAGCGATAGTTCCATCAGCGAGAGTTATGGTATTAGTTCCGTCTTTAAATACTCCAGCTTTTGAACCCGTTACTAATTCTGCCGATATATTTCCACTAGAGCTATCATAAAAATATCCAGCACTTGAACCTCCGACTCTATCCCCGTAAACAGCATACTCAACACCACCAATACTATCATAATATCCGAGATAACCTTTTGCTCCCCAGCCACCACCAATGCCTTCAATTTGTCCTGCACCACTTAAATCATATCCATCACCATCAATGTCAGAGGTCCAAGGAGTTTGTGAGCCACCACCTGCTGGAACCCAAGACAAGTTTCCAGAACCATCGTTGGTTAAGGCACCCGCTGCGTCTGCTGGGTAGTCAGTTAACCCTGCAAAAGCTAATGAGTATAGTGGTGGTGTCGCAATAAGCCAAGCAGAGAAGACAGGGTCGGTTTCGGCTGTTAAGAACCCATACCCTGTAATCTTATCATCTAAATAACCTGCTGTTGGGTCAGAGGCATTAAGTTTAACTTTTTCATCAGAGTCGGTAGGAGCAGTAACCACCCATTTTTCAGTTGTTTCATCCCAAATAATCATATTACCATCAGCTAAACCAGTAAGATTAACATCGGTTAGATCAGCGAGGGCTGAGACAGCGGTAGCATCAATAGTTAAAGTTGTTCTCCTATTAGTTGTATCTGTTCCTTTGGCTAATGTAATATTATCTCCAGCAATAATATCAAGATCATTAAAAACATCATTAAGTGTCACCCCATCAGCATATAGACTAAGCCGTGTCGTGCCTTGTACAATATCACCGTGCTCTCGTAAAGCTTCACGTGCGAGAAGTTTAAGTTCCTTCCAGAGTTTTTCAATTTCATCTTTATTCTTTTTGATTAAATCATCTTGTCTATTCTGGTCATCTTTAAATTCAGTCATTGCAACTTTAGTGGCTATAAGTTTCTTAATCTCCTCATCAACCGCTTGTAACTCTTTGAATGTCTTCTCCCCAGCCTGAAGTGATAAGGATAGTTTCTTAACATCATTAATCAGCTCGGTATTACTTGGAATTGCTTCCTGAATAGCCTCCAAACGAGCCAGGAGCTCCTTCTTGAGACTTTCAGCATTAGTTGCGACCTTCTTATCAAGTAAGTCGAGGAGGGGTTTAGGATCGATAATAGATGATTTGAGGGATCCGAGGTTGTCTTGGAGTTTGGAGATTTCTTGTGACCAATCAAGATTATCACCATGTTCATTTTCTACTTCTCGTTCATCACTAAACTCAACAGTAAAACCTTCATCTTCTAACTCTTTAGCTAAAACCTCTTCTTCATAACAATCAAAAACAATTATATAATCAGATTTGTCTTCTACTTCTTTAAGTTTTTGGATATAGTCAGCAAAACTATTTTGTTCCACTAAAACAACATCCTCTCCTTCTGCTTGTAGTTCTAGGAACAATTCTTTTCCTGATTCTTTGATTGAGAAGATGATGTATTTCATTGATTACATTATATTAGTATTTTAATGTTTTTGCAAATGATCCAGAGATAATTTTAAATTTAATCAACTTGTCTCGTAAATCATTAAATTCTTCTTTTGATAGATCTACCTTAATCAAATTAATGGCGGCTAACTTCTCCTTATTAGATGTGGCTGTCAATATAGCATCTACTCTTGGATCATCACCTCGAATTAACTTCTTAAGTAAAGCTGTTTTTAGAGATGTCAATTTTGCTTTATCTTTTACTTTCTCACCATAAATTTCTTCCCCCATCATTTTAAGCATCTTATTTGTAATATCTTTTGGTTCATCTATTAACTGAGCATATTTTTCAACCACCTCCCTTTTAATCAATGAGACCTTCGCTTCTTCTCTTTTTACCTTTCCAATTTCCTTTTGAATATCTTCGGTTAGACCATAATCAGACATTTTAATAACTCTATTGAACCACGGTGTAACCCGTAAGAAGGTTTCCAAGGTTGTATCTTTACTTGTATCATAGGTAGCAAAAGTACTAATTCCTAAAGTGTTAACGGTCCATTCGGCCATCTTTTTAAGTGACGCTCCACCACCAGCTGTAAAGGTTGTATCGTCGATGACACTTCTACCACGGAAAGAATCGTAAGGATTCTTACCAGATAGATATTGAGTCCAACCACTTAAAATTGTTATAGCTGGGTTAATTGTTGGTAATTGTCCCGCACTAAAAGCAAATATATCCTGTAAGTTTTTTGTATCTTGATCTTTAGCAAAGTTGAGTATCTTCCAAAAGATAGAGGAAATTAGACGACCAGTTTCATCGTGTGGAATACGTACATAAATTACTTTACCTTCATCGTTGTAACCAAGAGGAATAGTGAGATAATTTGATTTATCATATTCTGTCATCTTATCAAACATATCCTTTAATTCTTTTCCAAAATATCCAGCCGCTGCTAAGAACATAAATAATTTAGGCATTAGATCAATTTTAACTGTCTTCCACCAATAACCAGTTCTCGTATTTGGATTAGTAGCAATCTGTATATCTGATTTAAGACCCTCTTTAATAATATTTGAGAATGTGAATACCGCGTTAGTCGTTTTTGTTTGGATTCCTTTCCTACGATAGTTTGGTGTACCGGTATAGTTTCTAATGTTATAAGATAGTTCTTTACCAGATTCACCACCCTTAACGCGTGTCTGGGCACCAGCAATCTTAGACACAATTTCTAGGGTATTAGCAATAAAGCGTATTCCCTCCAATAACTTAGTAATTGGTTTTAATAATGTTTTTCTTAAAGTTGTTATTTGCTTGGTGTCCTTTGGTAACAAACCATATTTATCTAATATTCTTTCGTATGTTGTATCGTCACTTAAATCAAACTGATAATCAGGAGCGGGAGAATTTATTGCTTTGCTTTCTACAAGGGACCGAGTAAAGTCAGTCAATTCTCCTTTAGTAAATTTAACAGCTGACGGAAGTGCTTTACGATATTCGTTTAATAAGTCAAAGATTGTCGCATTTGGAATCAATTTGTAATTACGGCGGAAGTCTCTAATCGGGTTGAAGGCAGCTGCAAAACCCAAGTTATAGGTGGTAACTAATGGTTTAAATAATTTATTATTAAATGTATCAAGCATCCAAACAATAGTGTTTAAGTCCCCAGTCTTGAATTTTTCAAAACTCTTGGCAATATATGGGTCAATATCATAACTTTTTAACTTACCGTTTTCTAGTAGTTCAAGAGCTCCTTTATCTGGTGCCACAATATAACCGGTTACTTTACCTTCTACACGCCTTTCTTTACTTGGTGTAATCTCGTTTTCTTTAGTCAATAATTCTTTAGTCGCAATTTTAGATCTCTGAAAGGCGTTGAGTCTATTTAAGGCAATAGTCTTTAATATCGTTGAGGTGTACGGATTGGCAATTTCTTTTAGTGTACCTTTTTGAGCTTTAATAGTAGCAGGAATTTTATCCTGTAAATAATCAACCACAGCAAAAGTTACATAAGTGTCTTTATTATCTTTAATCTTAGTCTCAAATAACTCTTGATTATAAGAACCAACCTTAACAGCTTCCTCAACAGAACGAAAAACAATCTCATGAAAATTCTTAGCTGATTCTTCTAACACTTTAAATCGTTCTGGTCCAACAGACTTCTTAAGAAATGCCAGTTGTTCTTTAGCGGAATCAATTTTAAAACCCCAAGGGTTAGCTAGATCTTGTCTATCTGTTCCAACTTCTTTCTCTCCAGCTTTAGCTTCTTCGGGGAGAGATTCTGTTGGCACATTCTCCTTACCAATAACTCGATTCAAGAAAAGATATTCTCCAAAGTCTTCACGTGATAAATCAACGTCAGCTAGTGGTTTATCCACCATTCGGTTTATTTCATCTACCATTAAGAAGTTTTCATTATCAACCAAAGACTGTTCTTCAAGAATATATTTTGGACTTAATTCTTCTGGTATCAATTCACCCCTAGCTTCTAGTTCTTTTTGTTTTTTAAGAATAGGGTAGTTTATATCATCTAACTGTTGTCTAGTTTTTTCCCATAGAGATTTAGCTCCAAGTTTCTTTTCCTCCATAAAACCCTTTTGTAGTTCTTCAGCTTTTTCAAATCCCTTGCGAATATCTTCACCACGTAATTTAAGTATGTCTTCTCTTGTCCCGGCAAGTTGTTTTTGTAATTCAAAATAAGCTTGTTTTACTTCTGGTTTATTATCTAAATATTCAAAAAACGTCTTATAGAAAGTTGGCGCCATTTTTTCTAATGTTCCTGGTGTATTAAACAACATTGAAATAGCATCAGCATATAATTCTGGTGCACTGTTTCGATAAGCGATATAACCGGGAGAAGAATTCTTTCTATCAAATGGTCTCCAATAATTTGTCACTTTAGTTAATTCTTCTTTAACCACGGCGTTGGTTATAACATCAGATGGTATCTTGTCGTGATAACGGACATTGATTTTGTCCTTTACTTCCTGTGGTAATTTACCACTAACCATATCTCCAAAGGTGTAACCCTCCTCCTCTAAAATTTCTTTTTGTGCTTGTTCTCTTAAAGACTTGAGATCTAACGTACCTAATTCTGGTGAATACATTGTCTTTAAGAACTTGTTTAAAGACAACAAACGAGCAAGCATATTACCACGTTTTAAATTATGATCAGGTAGATAATCAGTTAGGTGACCTATTTCGTGGGCCAGTGTCTTGGTTAATTGTGGTTCATTACCTTGTTTAAACAACTCTGGATTTAATTTAATTGCCCCCTCTCCCTCGCCATAAAACATACCTAAAGCCTTGGGAAATTTCTTAAGGGTTGGGTATTGCCCCATAAGCTCTCGAGAAAGTCTAACCAACTCCGGAAATTCAATTGGTCTTATTGTTTGAAGACTACCAAGCTCAACTGGGTTATCATTTATGAATACACCGACATCAGCATAAGCCGTGCCCCCTTTATAAACTCTCAATTGTTGCTCGGCGCCTTTAGCTTTAAGAGCTTCGGTATCTAGTTCAATTTCATCTCCCACTTGTAGATTATCTTCATTGAGTCCAATAGCTGGTGGTTTAATTTTAAATGAAGACATTTCACCCTTAAACGATAGGGATTTATCTTCATCGACTTGTAAAAATGGCTGAGCTTTAAATTCGGCATTATTAGCGATAATGGTTTTGAAATCAGATTTTTTAACTAATGGTTTATCTTGTTCTCCAACAACCTTAATTTCATCCTCTTTCTCGGCTTCTGTTTTTGCTTGGGAAGGTTTTAAAACTAATGGTCCTTCTTTCTTTTCTGTCACTGGAATTACCTTTTTAATCTGTGGCTTTGTAATTTCTTGCTCTTCTATTTCAACATTATCAATTGCTTGTTTTGCCTTCAAAAAAGAATCTTGATTCTGGTCTTGGAATTCTATTAATTTTTGAAGTTTATTTTCTGCATCAACTCTAGTTCCGGTTATCTCTTGATCACGAATTTTGTCATATTCTCTTTTTTGTTTTTTATCAAGAAAGTTATAAACAAAATTTGCAATAGGTCTACCTTTGTATTCAGTAAAATTGACATCCCAAACACCTTCAGATTCTTCGGTTATTTCAAAAGCCTCTTCTCTTGATTCCTCCCCAATTATTGTTGGTGGTACTTCCTCTACCTTTGGTGGTTGGACTTGAATCTCTGGAGCAATAGGACCAAATTCAGACTCATAGACCTCAACTAAATCACGAACGTCCTTGCCTGCCTCTTGAGCATTTTGAATTTGTAATAATAAACTTTGTTTATTATCAAAACGAGATACGCGTTCTTGTTCTTCTGTTGACAGTGTATCAATCAATGCCTCACCTTCTGGAGAATGAATCTCTTCTAAGGTTAATTCCTTACCACCAGCTTTTATTTTATTATTTTGAATTGATTGATTGATTATATAACCACCACCACCAACCAAAGCACCCGATATACCACCAATAACAAAGGTGGTTAATATTTGACCACTGGTAAAATATTCTTTAGCTTGTTTCATTACTAATCTCTTTTGCTCTTCTGTTTCAGCGCGTCTCCATTCGTCGGCTAGTTTTAATAGGTCTTGGGCAACTTCAGTACCACCCTCCGTTGTAAATGTTTGTAGTATCGTTTTGGCTAAAGTTTTAGCTGGGGCTTTAAATAATGCTTCAAGTGTATTACCCAAAATTCTGTCTCCAACCACATCAATAGCAATCGGAGCCAGGCTCTCAACTTTTCCTTTTGATTCTATTTGTTCTGCCGCCGATAAAGAAGTCCAATAAGCGGTAGATAAAGTCTTGCCAACAAAAGGAACATATAGCAAACCAACCCCTAGTAGCGTCTGTGGAATTGAATCACTTAATTGATATAAAAACTTATTTAATTTAGATGGGTCATTAGCTTGAAAAGCACGGGTAGCCTCATAAGCCTGTTGAAAAGTAACATCAGGATCAATAGATTTTATAGTATCATAAATACCAGTCGTTGTAGTCCTCTTCGCTACTTCAGTCATAATATTCTGAACCTCAGGAATATTAGAAATCTTAAGTGGTAAATCTTTTGTCTCTTTGACCGCCTCGGCTGTAAATTTTAATGGCCTAGCTATTGCTTCTCTAGCCTCCTCACCTTTTTTAAATTCTTCTTCAGCAAAAATTTGTATCTTTTCCTCTCTCTGTTTATAATCTGTTTTTACTAATTCAACGATATTTTTAATTGGTTCTGGCACATTAATTTTTAATGGCTGAAATTCTTGTAAGAAGGATGGGGTGTATGGTTTGGGTTTATCAATAGTAATAGGTTGAACAGTTACAATATCTTTTTTAGGGATTTCAAAAGTCGGCACAATCTTTGTTTGCTCTTCTCTATCAACCTTTTCAAAAATTGGTACCCTCGTTATGCTTTTTTTGTTAGGTTCATAAGTATCTCCTTTTTCAAAATATGGAACTGCCATAATTATTCGTAATCAATAAAATTATCATCCAATGCTTTATTGAAATTAACAACACCGGTGGCACCATAATTATCTTTAATCCAAGCTGTATATTGTTTATATACTTCTTTATCCATTTCTCCGGCTTCTTTGAATCTTAGAACAACCTCATTTATATCTTCGGTCATTTGTCGATTTGTGTCGGCATTACTTGGTTCATTTTTTTTAGATGTTCCACCTGTTGGAATCTGATTAACCTTAGTTCCACCAGTAGTAGGATCATTAACTACTTGATAATAATATTCTTTACCAGAAGCGTCTGTTGTAACTCCTTGATACATAACATTAGCATTTGGATCAGCTTGATAAAAGGCAACGGTTGAACCAAGTGGAGCACCGGCTTGTAATTCTAATGTTGAAATATTCGATAACATAGCAGGATCAAGGCTGTTAATATCAATCCCAGCCTTACTCATATTATTAACAATAGTGGTTAACATAGCTCGAGAGTCATCCCTTATCTGATTCTTCTCAGTGGTGACCATTTGCTGAATCTGTAATGACTTATTAAACTCAAACTGATAAGCGGAATTAGCATTATCATAATCCTGCTGGGTGAGCTTCATTATGTTCTCAATATACTTGTTCTTATAGTTGAGTTTATTTATAGCCGCGTTTTGCTGTCGGGTATAGAAATCTAATTGATCTTGAACTAATTGCTGTTCGGTGGAAATACGGCCTTGGGCAAAGCCTAGTGATTGTCCTTCATATTCTGCTCGTTTGAATTTTTCAAGATTGGCTAATGATTCAGCAATCTTTTCATCCCACATATTAACGGTATCTTCCAAAGCTTCAATACCAAGTTGCTCTCTTTGTTTAGCATAAACATCACGTTGACTTTCAATCGTTGGTCGTTTACCAATACTTTCTTCAAAATCATTAAAATCTGTTTCATCGGTAATTGGTGGTGTCGGGATATTTTCTGCTTCACGGTCGGCAATCTCATCACGAACAACAGAAGAATCCACCGCCGCCCCCAAAGCGTTCTTTGACACTAGCTGTACACCCGAACTAGCACCAATGTTTGGTGCAATCTTCATTGCTTCATCGGCTGAAGATGCTTGTACTTGTTTTATGTTACCAGAGGCATCAACGTAGTTGTAGGTGTTTTTTGGAGTGGTGGTCGTTGATGCTGGAGTATATGAACCACTATTTACCTTAGCAGCAGCAGCTTCGACTTCAGCATAGGTCTTACCCGTAGCAGTCGCAAGGGCTTGAATAGATGAATCAACGGTCGTTTTTGATCCTGAGCCTGAAGATCCCCCACTACCACCCGATGAAATCTTTTTGGCGGCATTAGAGACATCCTTTTCAGAGTAGTTTTTACCTGTTACTTTTGAAACTATTTTTGCGAAATCTCCATATGATACTTCTTTTGCCATATTATAAATTATTTATTACCATTTGCTAAATCGTTTAAGAAAAACTCAGTCATTGCTTTATCTTCCTCATCTTCTTTCCGTGAAGCCCAACCTGCACAGCGACAGAATATTGCGAGGAAGATGGACGCTATTATTATGTATGTGATGATGTAGGGCATTTTAGTTATCTAACTTATTCTTTTCTTCATACTCCTCTCTGTGCATGTAAGCAATTGTGCCGAATAACCAGAGTCCGAGAGTTGTGAGTATGGCGTATGTGATTAGGAAGGTTGTCATAGTTTTTATACCGCATCTAATTGAAGCCAATAAAATGTTCCATTGATATTTACTTTAATTTTATGAGAGGCGGTAAAAGTTCCGATTGATTCCACCTGTTGTTCTAACATCAAACCAAGAGTTGCTGTTCCATCAGAAGAATCTTGGGAAAAGATTTGTATTTCTTCATCAACGTGGTCAGCTGGTGGAGTTCCATTATTTATAGCTAAAGTTGAAACAGCATTTGTTCCAAAAGTCTGTGTTCCAACACCAAAATTACTGTTAGCTTGAAATAGGGCGAACGTTCCACTTTGATTTGGAAACGTGAAAATCTTATTAGAAGAGGCGATGAGAGAGAGGTCTAGAATAGCACCATAAGTAGATGCCCTCGTTTGATACAAAAATATTGAACCATAATCACCACTACCAGTTGGAGAACCAGGCATTAGAATAAGACTTCCTCCGTCTGAATCACCAGCAGAAGCATTTCCTCCATAAAAATATCCATTTCCTCCCGCTCCACTCGTTGCTCCACCAGCTCCTCCTTGAACGATAGTAGCACCGCCAGCACCTGTGGCACCACCGACACCACCTTTAACATAACCAATTCCACCAGCACCTGAGCCATAACCATTTCCACCCTCAGTATAGGCATCTGCACCAGCATTGTTTCCAGCTATGCCATATCCACCAGTTATAGAAATTCTACCAGGTGCACCACCGTCACTTGAATTACCACCAAATAATCTTAAAATTGTTCCTTGACCAGCAACATCTGGGGTTTTTATATCAATATAATCTGAACCAGTTGAATCTCTGTCTGTTATATATATTCCACTATTCTGCAACAACTTACCTGTTGTGCCATCAAAGCGAGCGATAGCGTTGTCGGTGGAGGAGGAGGGACCAACCACATCTCCTGTGCCTGCAACTGATCCCCAAGAGACATCAGTACCATCAGAAATTAAAACTTGATTAGCAGCTCCAATACCTAAACGAGAAGCAACACCGGAAGCGTTACCAATAATTACATCACCGCGAGTGGTGATTGGGTTAGCAATAGTAAGAGCGGCATCTAAGAGCTCGTCTTGATCTTGAAGTGTCTGGAGTTCATTGCGCATCACCGCGCTTGAGTCTGGAGAGCCATATACTGGATTTGTTATTGTTCGGGGTGTAATAATACTCATATTATTTATTTAAAATTAAAAATTTATTTATAAAATATCTCTGCCAATCTTCACGACTAAAATTTGTTTGTAGATGACAACTCTTACATAGTGAAATAAGGTTTTGGGGATCATTATTTTTTTTATTATAATCAATATGATGAACAGATAATTTATATCCAAGTTGTTCTTCAGTAAAATAACATTCCTGACAAGTAAAACTATCTCTTTCTCTTATTTGTAATTTCAGAGGTGTTTTAAATTCCTTTCCATATCCACGATTTGAAAGACCCCCCATCCATAAATGGTGTTTGGAACCAGTCTTTCCAAACATTGGATTCTTAGAGCCTAATTTTCCTATAGATAATTTCTTTACTGTCTCTGGTTTATGTTTATAATGTACACCTGTTCTTGGATTTTTATCACCAATTCTTTCAGAACTGTGTACTCTATTAGAACAACTCTTGGAACAAAACTTTCTTCCTACCCATATTCTTTTACTATCATAAACTGGTTCATTCTTAAAAAACGTCTTGCCACAACTTAAGCATTGTTTTGATGGAGTATTTTGTTTTCTTGGTACTAGACGTTTTTTCATATATTTATATTTATTATATTATTTATTTATTAAAAAGTCTAGCTATCCCACACTCCTGAGTCCCAAGTATCTTGTCGCGGAGCAATTGGAGCAGTTCTTGGTGCACGATCTCGGCGTGAAGATGGACCGGAAACTGATTCGTAGTCATAATAAGAATTAGTAATCCATTTTCTTTCCGATGGTTTTGAGATTTTGTACTTTTCTAAACTATCTTGAAAATCTTTTCTATTTTCTTGTCGTTCTAATACCTCCAAACGAGTAGAAGCTCCAGCTAAATCAGTAGCACACTGGACAATTAATTCAAACTCATCATCACCAGCCACTAAAATATCAGTATCAGCGGTTGAGTTAGCTTTATAAGCACCAGCGGCACTCTTCCAGAAATATTCCGAGTAGTATCTGACATCGTGTATTATACCTGCACGAGCTACGATAAAATCTGTTCGCCAATTATTAGCGGCGGCCATACCAGCATCTTTATTAATTCGCAATTGGAAATAAACTACTGAAGCAATATTTGGTGATCCAGTGTCTGAAGTCGGCCATGTAAATTTCAATAAGTTCCAACCGATCTTAAATGCTAGTCCTTCGTGAGTCGTGGTAGCTGTTGATTCCCAATAATTGGAACCATCAGTTCCCCAACGAATTGTGAATGAAGTTAAATCCGTTATCGCTGGAATATACTGCCAAACAAATATTTCCCGATTCTCATAGTCAGTCATGTCCACGGCACTCATACCAGAAAGGGTTAAAGTTGCGAGTGTATCACCAGTCGCTAAATCATATTTAAGAGAACCAGTACTATTTATGTAATCATATTCATCAACCGAAAGATTTGAAGCATCATCAGCTGCCACCCACGTACCATTACCAGTGATTGAATCACATTGATGTAAAACTAATTCATCGGAATCTAATTCAGTCGCAATATTTAAATATTTAACCCCATCTTCTTCCACTACTGCTAGTCGTGATTTATCAAAAGTCTTAGTGCGGTCAAATTGTTCTGGAGTAGTACCATCAAATTCCTCATAGCGATTAGCTTGTCTTTTAATATCAATAATAGCATCCTCTTTTAAATCAGCTGGTGCAGCATAACTATATACCTGATTATAAATTCCAGGAGAAATAGGGGTGGTGCGAATGGTTGAAGCAAAATCAACTAGACCATTAGCTTTACGTACTGCCCTATTCAAGAAAGCACGTAAGTCAATAACAGCAGTACTCTTGCCATGGATGGCATCTTTGAAAGCTGTTTGTAGGTCTGTGTAGAGATATGACATGGTTTTATTAAATTAATTTATAAATCTTTACTTGTTTGGGTTTTATTGATAACCATCAATTGTTGTATTTCAATCAAGTTATTCACATCACGGAATTCAATCTTAAACTGTACGTGTGTTCCCGAGCCAACATCGGTTGTGGCTGTCATCATTTTTTTATAGTTTGTTGTTTGGTCTGTTATTGGATTGTTGTCTGATAGTTTGATCCAATCGTCAATAAGAACATAGGCGGTATTAGTATTAGCTGGATTAAAGACTGGTGTTTCATCAATAGTAATAGCCGTGCCTGTCTTAGTTGCAATGTGATAAGAAGAACCAGCCGAAGGACCAGTTAATAATTCAATTTCATCACCAACCTTAGCCGTTCCAGCGGCTGACAGAGTACCACCAGTGGCGCTCGTCCACGTAAGGGTTGCAAGGTTTTTATTACGCCCAGGAACAGTCGTGCGATATTTCAAAATAATTTTAGCAGAAGCGGTACTTAATTGAGCATATTTAAGCCAGACGTTCTGCCAGTAATCTTCTACCTCATTTGACATAATGAGCGGTGTGACAAAAGAAGAACATACCGTTCCGCCAACGTTTGTGAGAGATGTTACTCTAGAAATTATATAATCAGTAGTACCAACTAAAGTCTTAGCTGTGGTATAAGCACAAACAAATTTATTAGAATCATAAGTTGGCACTATTGCACCAACACTTCCTGCTTGATAACTTCCACCATATTGAGTGGCTGTCGAAAAACCATAACGATGAAATAGAATATTTGTAAAAGGATTATAATTCCATATTCCAGAACGAGCTTTATAAATATTTGTAGCGGGAGATGGAGCAGGCAAACTAATATAAGCCATATCACCATCAACGTAAGCGTTATGACCACTTAACATGTGTGAGGTATAAACTGTTTGATCTTCTAGTGTTGGAAACACTTGATCATCAAATTCTGAAAAACCAGAACCGTTCCATTCAGCCAAGCGACCATTAGAAAGAACATAGTAGGGTAAGTTACGGATAATAAAACCAGCTACCGGAAAACCAGAAACTTTATAAAGATTGTTATAAGTTAAATTAGTACCATCCCACTCAGCAATAGCACCAGCTCCTGTTAAAGTATTTCTAAATCCAAACCAGAAGCGATCAAGAGATGTCATCGCGTGAATACCAGTCAGGTTTGCATCAAAAGTTATAAAAGAATTTTGTACTGTATCAGCACTATCAATTGTATGAACTAAGTTTTTATCAAGGATAGCCAGTAAACGATTTAGTCTAGCTAGTCTAGTTGATGTACCTGTTAATCCGGCTTGACCTAATGTTCCTTTCCACCATGAAGCAGTCCATGCGTTTGGTGAAGCAGCAGTATTTAAAATACTTAAGTCATCATCTTTCACTACAATTAATCTGTCTTCACCATTGGCTTTTTCATGTACGATCATATCATAGCATTGGGTGTTATCAGCTGGAGCATTAGCAGAAGTAACTTCAGCAAAAGCACCTAGTGTTGAACTGGTTGTGGCAAGCATTGGGCGAGTGGTGGCACCCTCATTAACGCAGGAGGCATACCAACGACTTTCTCCAGAAGCATCGGATAAAATAAAATTTGTCACCAATCCATAATCTTCTGATGTCCGATCATTTAATACTGTTAATGATGGCGAAGATTTAATTGTTCCTGGTGAGGTCTCTAAATCAATATTAAAAGACTGTACAAAGTCTCCATAGTATTGTCCTTTGAATTGGCCTTTCCATTTTTGCAAATTTGGGTCTGGTATTATTGGCATATGTTTTATGTTTCACTAGTTAAAATTCCATCAGTGAAAGTGAGCTTGCGGTCGACCGCTCCACCAGATGAATCTGACACATAATAAACTTTAGTTCCTGCTAATGGTGTAATTGCTGACACAACACCAGATGTTAATTTAGCAATTCCAGAAAGACCAGTTGGTAAAGTAACTGTCCCAGTAAAAGTTGGAGAAGCAAGCGGTGCATAACCAGATAAATCCTGATCTCCTGTATTTGTTCCTGAAACTGTAGCATCTAATGGTACGGTTAATGTTTTTGAAGTTGTTCCGCCTTTAATTGAAAATCCAACAGCCAAAGCATCTAAGTCCAAACCATTAACTGTCGTTGGTGTAATTGCTCCGAGAGAAATAGAAATGGTTGGAGTGGTAGTTGGGTTTGAGACTGTACCCGAGACACCATTGGCAGTGGTGACAGATACACTAGATACCGTACCAGCTCCAGCATTTGGATCAATTGATAAGCCAAGTGCTCGTTTCAATACAGCCACTGTTTCAAAACTAATCGGTAAGGTAAGTTGCTGTCGATTGGGATCTGATTGAAGTTTTTTCGTCACAGCCTCAGCCAAAACATCTATATCTATATTTTGATTATTTGATTGTGGACTGTTTCCGTAAATCATTTTTTAAGAATTTGTTCGAGTAGTGTTTCTACTCGAGTTAGGGATTTGGTTGTATCAAGGGCAAATGACTGATTATCTTGAATATGTTTTTCTAATTTAAGATCAAGGGTGTGCATGTGATTATCCCTAAGATTAGTAACAGTAGCACTAAGAGCACCAAATTTTTCTTCAAATATCGCATCATTGATTGTGGATTTCTCCTGTGGTTTTCGAATGGATGTCCATAAGACTACTCCGACATTAAGTAGTGCCACAATTCCGAGAGCGTATGAAACTATTTCAGGTGTTAACAATTTATTTCATTTCAGCCACCAAACTTTGAAAGTAAGGCGACAATTCCGCTTCTTCCGCTCGTTTTCGAGGGTGATGGGCGTGGCATAATGTGATGCCGTTATTAATATCATACCTCAACTCTGGGTGACTTGTAAAACCCAATATATGATGTACTTCTAAACGACCAAAACAATCTGTATTATTAATTTTACACTGATAACAATCTCGTTTCAAAACTCTTTTTCGCCACTCACTATATGAATAGCTCCTTCTATCTTTTACATCGTCACTAAATCTTTTCAATAACGTTCTGTCTTTTATCCACACAGGGTTATTTTCCCCACACCTACCATACATACCGTTTTTAGACCCTAAATGTAATTGTCCAATTTTCTTCCTTGTTTCTTCCGAATATATTTTACCCTTATTTCCTAAACTAATTTTTAGTTTATGTTCTTCAGATAAATTTTTACCAGACATTCCGATAGGTTTGGAACGACCCGTTTTGAATTGATTTTTTGCAGTGTTGCTTATCTTGTTTATGGTTTTTTGAGAATGATGCCTACCTAAATTTATTTTATTCCCCTTTTTAAATACCCCATTAGGACTAAAACAAATATGCTTTCCTTTACTCCATGGAATATTTCCTTTTTTAAATTGTCCCGAATTTTTGAATTTCATCCCTTTTGTTGCCATATAATTTATATTTTATTCCTCATATTCACACAAAGCAACAACCGTGGCCACACCGTCAGTTGTTTCAGTTGCGGTCACTTCAATGTAATTTACAAAACAATTTGGATCTAACCAGAGAAAGGCATCACCATTAGCTGATAACGTTTTACTAGCAACACGTGTAAGTGTTTGGGAGTTTGTGTTTGTCACATTATCAATCCAAACATTTAGTGTCGTCATTACTGGTGTTACATCACCATAATCTAGCGAACCCTTAATAGAGAAAACGTGGTTACCACTACTGTGGTCAGCTCGTCTTAATAATAAACCAACCCTTCGTGCCCCACCAACAAAGATTTTATCAGATGTTGTGGTGGCTGTTACTGCAGTTAATACTGGAATTCTTTTTATCGTAGTCATTTTTTTATTTAATTAATTACTTATAAATTTTACGACCTAAGCCCAACCCTCCCGAAGAAGGATTGAGTTAAGCCACAAATTAAGTAGCTGTAGCAAGAACACCAACCAAGTCTGTTCCGGTTGAAGCTGCTCCATAAGTATAGAGAGCATCATTACCAACAGCATCGGAGGCGAAGTTCGTACAACCGTAAGCCGCACAGTTGTGGAAAGCTAGAATTCCCTTCACGAGTGAAGCAGAAGTCTTAGCAGCCACAGCTAGAGCAACACCACCAGCAGAGTCAATACTAGCCACGAAGGTACAGTTCTTGAACAAGTTCGAGAATAATACATCAGTGTTAGCAGCGGTTGAAAGCAAGGTAGCAGTTGTTTCACTGGAAGAAATTATAAAGTTACAATCAACCATTCGGTTAGATTTAAACTCTTGTGAAGTAGTTACTTGATCAATAGTAAAGACTGAACGAGCAGCACTGGTCAAAAGTGTTTCTGTTCCGAATTCACAATTAATATAAGTAGCTGAATCTGAACCAGCTAATACTTCAGTGGCAGTAGTCTCATCGAGATTATCAGCGACACCGAAAGTAAAGCTACAGTTTTTATACAAGTTACCTTCACCACCTTCCTCAAGAACATGAAGAGCGGTGGCTTCAGTACCAATTTGTATAAACTTAATATTACGGAAGCTATTTCTAACTCCAGTAACCTTGATAACGTAAGCAGCAGTATCTGCTGTTGCGTTTTGGACCTTAGCACCTTGCTGAATTAAACGATCACCACCATCAAGACCAATCACGTGAATACGATTCTTTGCCCAAGCAATACCAGTAGACAATGAATGAGTACTGTTTGCTGAAAGGAAAATCACATCATTAGCGTTTGTGGTAGCAGCCGCGTAAGCAAGCTCTAAGGTTGAATATAATCGCACATTTCCATCCGGATCTGTGTTAACTATATCTTGAATTCTGTCGAAGTTAGCATCGGTTGATGGCATAACGACTAAGAATTTTCCGAAAGTTGTAAGACCATTTGCGATAGCAATGGCTTGCAACATTCCGTAACCACTATTTTTATTATAATTCATTTTTATTGAGCGCATCAGATCCACCACCACCTCAGTGAATAAATTATTCACCTAACCTTTTGCGCGAATTAAACTATTAAATATCTATCCTACACAGCTGGGAGGAGAGAACGTATTGGTGACGGGAAGAAACCAAACATTCTCTCGGCTCAGCCGTGTAGGCTGAGGTCTATTTAGGCAGTTGCGTCACCTTTTGACATGTGAATCCATTGAGCATTCACAATTGCAATACCATAACCAGCTCTCACTCCAAAGTTGAAATCATCAGTTGAGAACTCTTCACCGTTATTACCTTGTGAAGGAGTCTTCAAACGAGCCTCTTCCCAAGTAAGAACGTGTGCAGTTGATTCTGCAGTAGAAGCAATACCCCAATACTTAGCTTTGGTAGAATCTACCAAACCGTTAGCATCAGTAGCTACTAATGGAAGAATAACGTGCTTATACTTACCCTTGTAAACGTTTACAACACCAGAGTTATTTACATCTGGAGCAGCAACGCTTCGTAAGTATTCAAGTGCAGTATTAACAGTGTTTGGATCATCAGTGGTCCAAAGAACGTCAAAATTGACTCTTACTTTCTCACCAAATTGATTAACAGAGTTTTCTACTGCTTGTTTCTCCATCAACTCAAGAGCACCTCTTGAAAGTTGTGGGTTGTTTGCCAAGATGTTTCGGTATGTAGTAGCAGCGCTCTTAATAGTGTGAGCGGTGTAGAACAAAGCCAAAGTATCTCCAACAGCAACATCGACTGTATCACCATCCATATCTGTATAAGTCGTAGCTGCACCGAAAGTAATTCGGTGTTGTAAGTCTAATTCCTTTCTCTCCATGGCCTGATTAGCCAAGTTAGTGATGCGAGAAATAACATCAGAATATTTATTCTGAGTTCTCATTTCGTAGGTGATTCCGATATCAGTAGCCACACGATATGACTGAAGATTCTTTGAATAACCTTGCAACACCTTAGCTCTTTTAGCCTGATCTCCTTCTCCTTTCTTAGAAGCATACTTATTTAGATCAATTTCAGTATACTGTCTTATGTTACCAGTGTTTCCAGGAACTGACTCCATCTTGAAAAGACCAGAATTTGCAGCTGATTGGTCAACTGCCATCTTTGCTTTTTCGAAGATAACGTTAGCTAACTGGGTAAAGACCGGTAAACCTATGGTTGTTAATTCCATAAAATTTTCGAATTAAATTAACTAATAAATATTAGTTCACCTCTCCGGTAGCACCACCCAAGTTAAGGATGAAATGACCCTTAGTAGTTGAAATAACTTTTACGACCTGAGCAGCATCATAAGTTGAAGCTCCTCTATTAATTGTCAAAGCATCAGTCAAGTCTACTAATAGACCAACATCAGCAGCAACAAGCCCAGATGTAACTGGGGCTTCCCACACAACATTTTTCTCGACAGGTACTTCAACAGGAACAGTCCTTGCGACTGCATAATCTGAATCAGTAGCAGCGATGGTCTTCCTAAGCACACCAACATGATTCAACGCAGCGGTTGAAGATGTAGCAGCAATAAGATAACCAGAGGAATAAGCAACAATCGATCCTTCTGCAATCGCTGTTGATACAGTGACAGGAAGATAAACGATCTTGGTCTTTCCAGCAACACGTTTGAATGCCATAATCTTATTTTATGATTAAAAAACTAATAAAGATTTTTCCCGTCTTTACTAGGTCGTTTTGACCAATTTACTCACTAGATACGCTAGTACGAAGAATAAATTGTTTTTTAACGCGGTTGTCTCCTCGATTATGACTTGTGGTCATATCTCAGGGCTTGGTCGAAACAAGCACTGAGTATGCCCGCAAATTTATGCGACAGTTTCTTCTGGGGCAGCAACTGGTGCCTCAGTAACTGGTTCGGCAACAACTTCTGGTGCTGGCGTTTCAACAACAGTCTCTGGAGCGGTTTCTACTTTTACTTCTTCTTCCATGTTTTTGTTTAATTAGCTATTAAATGGTGATGGTATTCCATCTTCTTTCTTTGATAATAACACTCTCTCTAAATTCATCATTGTCTGCTGATCGGCTTTTACACCCCACAGCTTTGTATTTCCAACTTCCCTACTCTCATCTATACTCATTATAACACGCTGTGTTATAAAATCAATCTCAGAAATACGTACATTTGCATCACGCAACACTTTTAGGATTTCGGCAACTACTGGGAAACATCTTTTGTTTCGTAGTTCCGTTAAATCACACTGCTTATCGGTGATGGCTTCAGCAATTATCAACTTAGATAATTCCTCCGTACTTTTATCGGTAAAAGTAACCAAACATAAACCATTTTCATTTGGATCTCCTATCGACTCTACTTCTCTCTCTCCGTAATATCTTTTCATTAGTTTAAATATTGGTGATCTACTTCTAATTCTCGACCATCGTCTAACATTTTTACTGTATAACGATATTGTTTTTCTCCGTTTAGACCTTCGCGTTCTGGAACCTCGGCAATTTTTACCACATCAGCCTCAACTTTCTCGCGAATACGAGTAAATTGTGGAAGTGGTAAATCAATTGTTGAGCCATCTTCAAGTGTATAACAATGAATCTGTTTCTCAACCCAGTTTCCTTTATCAGATAAATCTTTATAGACCTCATCAATGATAGTCCTTGAATTTACAACCACCTTACCATTAAGTTTTGTTAACTTAACCCGTGGAATAATTTTCTTTTTGGTCTTTGATTCAAATCTATCCTTCCTTCCTTCATCAGCCACATCAATGAGCATTTTTATTTTCTCATCTTTATCGGCATTAGCTTTTTTCAAATCTTCCATTTCTGAAAGAATTTTTTCAAGCATAGTTTCTACCGCTGTCTTAGTGGCAGGTTTTGTCTCTTCAACTACTTTTTCCTCTTCATTTTTCTTTACCATAATTTTTATAGATTATAGGATGATTCAGCAGACTGATTTGGTTTAACCTTAAATGCAGGATTAGCCAAATCTTCGTCTTTGATATTCGCCCCGTACTTATTAAATTCTTCAGCGGCTGCTTTTACCTCTGGTGTTACTTCAGTTGGTGATGGTTTAGATGGTGTTCGTGAACCACTTGATCCAGAACCTTGTACCTGTCTAATCACATCCTCATCAGCTCTACCACCAGTAGCTAGAATGTAAGCATCTTTCATTGCTTGCTCAATTTCTGCTTCTGTTTTTGCTTCACCCCTAACCTTATCAAACTGAAAGAGAATATTCTTTTTTAATTCCTCGTCTTTACCCGCATAAGCTTTTACGAGTCTTTCTTTTCTCTCCTCGGCAGCTTGTTTAGTTGCCTCTTCCATTGCTTGAACCTTTTGGCTTAGACTAGCAATTTCATCTTCCTTAGCTTTTTTTTCATCCTCTATTTTTTTCTTTTCTTCCTCTGTCTTTTTTCTCAGATTTCCAAAATTCAGATCTTTATCTTGGAATTCCTTAAGAGAAGCCTCCTTCTCTTCAAGCTGTTTTTTGATTTCAGCTGTCGCTTCTTCGGCTTTCTTAGCCGCTGCTTCGGCAACCTGCTTTTCAAATTCAGCTTTTTGCTCATCTGTCATTTCCATGTTTTTTATTTATTAATTAATAATACTGTTAACTGCAAGAGATGACGCGCTCTCACGACTCGCGATATTATCTAAAAATAAATTTAGATAAAAATCCGACCTTTATAACCTATTGCGGAATAATTTCAAACTTATCAAATTTTTCCGCTGGCCTTATAGCCTGTAGGTGTTGATTGTGGTAATTTTCCATCTGCGTTTTAATTAAGTCTAAACCATTAATTACTCCGCGCCCAACTAAACTTTGCTCCCATGTCAGAGCCTGCATTCCAATAAACTCTAATTGTGCCTGTATCATTCTTAATATTTCATTTTGAAATACCGGATTAGCCCAAACCATTTCAGCATCCTGTAAATATTTTTTTCTATCTGATTCGCTTAATTTTTCAACCCAAATCAAATCTGATAAATCAATACTTCCAATTTGATGTCTATTTAAATCCACAACTGTCTTATTCTTTTTTGTTCCCGTACTTCTTGGCATTTTATTGATTTTCTAAAGTATTAACACTTGGTCTTCGTGGCTTACCAGCTTCGGTCATACTCTTGGGAAAGATAGAACCACGAGCTCCGTTCTGTCCCATCCCTGGAGTCTCAGTCATCTCTGGTGCTTCACCAAACATCTTGGTTGGATCTTCTCCCCAAACCGCAGCAAATCTCTCAGCCATGTGATCAAGTTGTACTTTTGGTCCAAAGAAATTAAGAGCAGTAGTAAGCATTTCCGAGAACAAAACTTTTGATAAGTCAGAGTTCTTTTTCTGTTTAGGATTAACCACTACATACCAAGTCATTTTGGCATACTTAATAATATCAGGATTGATATTTGTTATCCTTGTTGGTTTACCAGTTTGCTTTTTAATTTTTTCTTCCTTGCGATAAATATCAAGCGGGGTCATTTGCTCTTTAGTAACGTTCACCATCGAATAGCCCGGACCTTCTCCTTCAATATTTTTCTCAATACTGATACTGCGATATTTATTTTCTAAATATTTCTTTGAACCATCAACACTATCTTTAACATTTACTCCGATTGGCTCAAACCAATTTTCCAATACGTTCCACATTCTTAATGTTCCGCACTTTACTTCGAGCATGGTGCATGCAAACACCGTAAGTGTTGTTAGAATATCAGCCTGGGTCTTAATATTATTTGACTGAGTAGCTGTGACACGATTAACCCCAATAGGGTTTTTTCCAGCTAGTGATCCAGATGGTACATCTTCTTCCATACCCTTTTGAATTTCCTGAATCATTGCCATTTCACTCTTGGTCATTCCCTGAGTTTCACCTAAGGCTGGAATTTTTGATGGATCTAAACCATTGGTAATAGTGCCCGGCATGAATATCCTTGAAGAAAGAATCTGCCCAGTAAGATTTCCACGTGGTGGATTAAATGAGGCTTGAGTTTTAAGAATAGCGGTTCGATAAAACTCATTTAATAATGCCTCCTTATTTTTCATGATAGAACCGAGAGAGCGACCATAAGCAAAATGAGGAGATATCAACCACAACAATTGTGACGTGATTGAATATTCAATTTCTTCCCCCCATTTTCTAATCATTGGCATACCCGCTGGGGTCATCAAGACTCCATTTAAGAAAATGGCATATTCATTTTTAAATCGGTTTTGATATTTTACTACCTCAACATGGTTTTTCTTTAATTCTGTTATTGAAAAATTTCTATTATATTGAGACTCAGTTGGTGTCTGTTGTAAGTAAGTGACATCTTTGGAAACATGTTTCCATCTTTTCCAGTTACCATAAATTGATTCCGCTTCGGAATATGGAATTTGTTCTACCGTAAAAACATAAGGTTGTCTACGCATTTCTGGCTGAGTAATATCACCCAAGAAAACATTCTCTGGTACTAAAATATTTCTCGTTGGTAATGAATCAATTTTCTTTTTTCTGTTGGTCCACTCAATTGAATCAATGTTTTTTCCATCGAAAGGTTTATTTAATTCTTTTTCGTGAATCCATTTTTCATACCAACACTCTTCCACAAAAACAGTTCCTTGTTCCAACAAAGAATATTGCCTTGCAAGTTTTCTTTCGTCATCATTGTCCAATTGGTCTGTCTTATAGATAATGTCCTCTATCCCTTGTCCGAGAGTAACCTCCTGTACTAGGTCTTGATTAAAAGCCATCACCTCAGGAGTAAGAGACATGTTGTTTATAAGAGACAAAATAGCTGTTAATTTTTGTCTAACAGTTCCGGTAACATAGGTAGTGTCTTGCTTATTACGTTTAGGAGTAATGAAAGCATTTGCGAGTTTACGATTACTTTCGGCGTACTCAGAAAAAGTTTGTCCGTCAAATTCATCGTGGGCATTCTCGCGAGAATTACGAGCATCCATCATTTCTGTCAGTAATCTTCCTCTAAATTTTATTTCATCAACAGAATAATCAGGCGCAGGTGTCACTTGGACCTCAATATCAACATTTCCCGTGCTTGATTTTTGGGTTGGCATTTTTATTAAAATATTAAAGTTTATAAACTACTATCATTATATAATGTATATTATTTAAACGCAAGTGAACTTATCAAATGGTTCACCATCTTCTTGAATTTTTATTCCTCCAGCCACTCCAGCATACATCTGCATCTGCCAACAAATAGAGAGAGCGATAACGGAATCCCAATGTTTGCCTTCTTCATCTTTGGTATTTGTCAAATCTTCTCGTAAATATGTCTTTAGTGATCTCAATAATTTCTCGTCTGGTACATTTAAACTTTTTTCCACAAAAGCAGAGTTCAGTGCCACTAGAGCTCTGGGCTTAGAAGCCATATTGGTATGCCAACCTAATTTATCTGTCTCAATATCATCCATCCTATCCTTCTTCACCTCTTTAAAAATATTATAATAAATATCCTTAAGTATAGCGATGGTTGTATTTCCTGGGTAATTTCTTTCTGGAGCCGCTATACAATTTCCAAACATCACCCCAGCCGACTTCACCACATGAGCAAACAAGTCTGGTGCTATCTTATCATTTTCATATATTGCTACCACTTCCGGCTTGGTATAATCATTCTCATCTTTAGCATCAAAATCAATTACCACGATTGATGCGTTATCTTTTCCAATACCATCTGAGGCATCTGCCGCTAAGGCGTATCTATGGTTGGGTTTATAGTCAGCATAGTATCTCCAATTACCAATTACCTCTTTTGGTGGTCTAACTTTCATCGCTTCCAACGCTTCTTGATCGAAGAACTTATCACCAGCCGCTTCGAATGCTTCTTCCGGTGTTGTTGGATATTCACGGTGCAATCGTGCCCAGCTCTTATTCACCGACAACCAACGATAGTAATAATAAGTAATTTCTATATCAGTTAGGTTGTGCTTCTTCTGATATTCCTGAAAATCCTTTGGCAGAGTCTTTGGATCTTCAGGTATAATCTTTGACAGCTCAGCATCATCCCACTGCCAGTTATAGAAGTGAGCCTTATATTGCACCGGTAGTGTCGGTTCTCCGTGATTCCATGCTTCCCAGAACATATCATGAAAGTCCCCCCTATCCTCCTCCGCTGTGGACTCAATATCTACCCGACCACCATCAATGGGAATGGCTGGTATATCTCCTGTAATAACTTCATCCGCATCCTTGTCTGAGTTTTTACAGATTTTTGCAAACTCCGACACGTGCAGTCGCGTATAAGTACCACCACGACCATGAAGTCGCACCGTTACTGAGGAAGTTGTGCCATCACCCCAGTTAAATTTGATTTTATTAGCCCTATCCGCCTCAAGAACGTAAAGTTCCTTCAATTCTTCAGGGAAGTTGTTCCACGCATAGGTAATTTTCGAGTCAAAAATATCTTTTTGCGATATTTCATCGTAAGATCTCATCAAAATGTCAGTTCCAGGAACAAAAAGTGCATCATCAAGTGCATCAATGGCTTCATAAGTTGTGAATCCTAATTGACGGCTTTTAAGAATAATATTACGGTTGTGTTTGTTCTGGTGAAAGTGTTCTTGAGCTCGGTTTAGACGAAAAGTCACCATCTCACCCTGCTTGTTACGGATGCGATACAGATGATTTAAGCGCCATAGTTTATCTTGTATGCGATTATCTGCCATTTCTTTTTTCAATATCATCAAGTATATCAGAGATTGAGCGCTTACCACTAATTTTTTCCTCTAACTTCTTCTTTTTGCGTTCTTCCTCAGTAAGGGCTTTCTGAATATCAATATACCCAAAGTGATTTTTGAGTAGGAGCATACCGGTTGAGCGATCCATGGACTTGTTATACATCCGCTCGATGAGATCTGCTTCACATCTGCCTTTAGCATTTTCCAACAGAGAAGCATGTGGACCATCGTGTGGGTAGAGAAGTAAATCCTTAAGGGTCACTCCTAGAGCCATAGCGAGCCCTGTGAGCGTAAAAGGACGTGGTTGTGGGTGTTCTGTCGTTTGTACCTTCTGATTCTCAAAATAGGTGATAATTTGACGTCTTAGGAGCTCATAGGGTCTGGAGTTAAGGTCTTCTATGTTTGCTGAAAGTTTTGTTTCGGATGACCCCATTGTTTTTGTAGGATTAAATCTTTATTAATTTTAACGACCTTTATCACTTTTTCTGTTTGAATAATATCCGGGGATTTGAGTTTTTGCTCCCTAATCCACCGATAGACGTTTTGTGGCGCGTGACCTGTTTGTTTGCAGTATGCTGCTATGGATATGTAATTCATGGTCTTTTTAATTTTCTATTAATAACTTCTTGCTCGTGTAAGATTCCTAAAGCATTGAAGATAATGGCTGATACATGATCTTCGTTAGGCTCTTCATTTGCCAGTTCATATTTATTGGCTAGGTATTTTTGAATGTGACGAACTAATGATTTTTCATAAGACTCTATTGGGATTCCTTTTTTAAAGTTACCGGAACCGTATTTTGATTTTTTAGTGGTCATGTACTGGGCATACTTTTTAAGGGCAATCCAAGAAATTGTTTCAATATAATCTTCTTTGTTATTTTGTGTGTCACGAATAGCTCCGGTTTTGAATTTTGTTATTTTCAACATAATACTATATTAGCATAGTATAGTTTTAATTGCAAGTGATTTTTCAATTACCACCCTATTTTTGATTACCACCCTATTTTTAAATGGGTCCCCTTTTTATATTATAAATGCTTATATATTACTACGGTTATTCTCCAGTCCCTTTTTTGGGCGTGGGCGGGTGGTTTTTTGATGATCGGCTACCCCCTAGCAGATGATCTAATACCCCACCACCTGATAAATTATATTTAAAATATGGCTTAAAATAAGGGTTTTTACAATAGCATATATCATATAATAGTCAATAGTTTAAAATATGGCTTAAAATAAGGGTAAAGTAAGCGTGTCGTGAAATGTATATTGCTAGCAACTGCCTGCTTTGGGCTTGCTGATCTTATATTCCTAAATGGCTTAAAATAAGGGTATATTATACCATTTCAACCTTAAAACCAAATTTGAACTTGATTTATCATTTTTTTTCAAGATGTGGCTCTAGTTAGCCGTATTTGTGATCGGGATTTCCGTAGAGGCATATATATCCTTAAATAAACACATATTTATAAGAAAAAAAAAAAAAAAACTAAAATAATTAATTCTTTTTAGTGATACATTGTATAATAAGGCTTAAAAAAAAATAATTTTTTTTTTAATAAAATTATACCCTCCCCGCTATTTGCCTTCACAAATATAGCTTAAAATAAGAAAATGACACCAAAAATCGCTTTTTCAACTTCTCAAAACACCAAAAAAACAGACTTCTGTTAAATATACATCAAATATACGCTTGTATTACACTTGAAAACGCCTAGATACACAACTGTAAAACAACAGCTATACAGCCGATATACATTGCACCTGTCAATGGTTTCCCTGTCAAATCGCCAAAAAACCCTTATTTTACAACCCTTTTTCACCACTCAAAAACTACAACACACCAAAACCCCACTATCAAGCTATACAATACTATCATACATACTATTATACTATCATACAAAGGTCGTCAACAATTTAATAAAATAAAAAATGACAACAAAATATCTCTTTAATAGATCTTATTCCGGCCAACACGCCCGCTCTCGCCTAACGGCACTAGCCCGCCGTTACGCCCGCCTTATCCCCGCCCGTATCCTTACCGGCCTACAAGCTGGCTTGCTGGTCTTAATAGCTTGGATCTTTATTACTCTTTATTTAATAGCAACTAATTAAAAAACTATGTTTATATCACCCCTAAACAACACCGGCCTCTACTATATAAACTTCCGCTTTAACGGCCTAGACTACACCGCTACCGGCTTTTCTTCTGCCGGCCTTATCAACTGGGCTTTTGAACAGATCGCAATAGCCCGATCATTTAACGCTTGGAAATAACACAATGCAAAAAACATCACCAAAACTTCTAAAAACCTATCCTTTTTATCATTTCAAAACCGCACAAGACTTCCAAAAGTTTTTACAGACAAAATATAAAAAAGGATCAGAAAAAATAGACTATATAGACATTGCCGGTATTTTATATACTATGGAAAATTACGACATGGATGGCCGAGAAATATCCTACTACAACAAACGCACCGGACTCGGCTTTACTATCACCACATCTAACCGCTACAACCCTTCCGGCTTTACTGATGCAATAGTAGATGATCCCTACCTTATAGGATGTTATAGAAACGATATAACCTTTATTGACTAACCTTGTCTTTACCTATACCGGCCATTATTGCAATAACGGCCGGCAAGGTGAATGCAAAAGCACTCACTGCCCTAGCTAAACCTTGCTAACGGCTAGATCTTTAACAACTAAATAAAAAATAAAATGAACTACAAAAAACAAGCAGACAATTTTTTGACTAAGTATAATTTAACTCTTAATATAAGAGATGCTATACCTCAAAAAATGCCGTTATGGTGTAAAGAAGGGGAAAAGCACGGCATAAATTATTACTGCTCACTAGTCAATAAAGAAGGGAAAAACTACTCTTTTGACTTTTGGGGAAGCATAGCAGACGCTGAAAAAGTAAGACATGGCGAAAAGAGAAATTGTTGTCCTTCAAATTACGATATCCTAGCTTGTCTTGATACTCTGTCAGACGGTTATAGTTTTGAAGATTTTTGCTCATCTTATGGCTACAATACAGACAGCCGAACAGCAGAGAAAACCTATAAAGCCGTTATGAAGCAAATTGCTGGCCTTAAAAAGATACTACCACCGGAAGCAATAGCTGAACTTAACGAAATAGAATAACATGCAAAACATAACCCTCCTCACTCTCGGCCAACTCCTAACCCACCCTAACCCCACTATCCGCCGGCTGGCTGGATCAATACTCAAGCTATTGCAAAAATCATTTTAACCTTTTCAACTCTAGCCGGCCTATAACAACGCCGGCAGAAACTAAAAAGCAAAATATCCGCAAGGGGATCATTTTGCTTTTTTTTGTTATCTCAAACCAACCCCTGCATTTACCTCTTTTTAAGGGGGCAGATAAAAATTATTTTTGAAAATCATTTTGTCAATAATTCCAAAACAAAGGTCGGGAATTGTTGCCAAATAATTTATCAAAAAAAAGTTGTGTTTCCCCCGCACATTAAATTGGGGCATTATAAAAATAATGAAAAACTATTATGTTAGAGCAGATTTGGGAGAAGAAGTGCCAAGCTATGATTTTATTGTCAAAGCTAAGACACAAGAAGAAGCAGAGAAATTAGCCGAGAAAGAATTAAAAGAAAGTTATGCAGAACAGTGGAGTTATGGTGTGGGTGGAATTGATTTTAGTTGTTATGAAATAACAGCCGAAGAATTATTAGCACGCTTAACTATTAACTAACATGACCTCACAACAATTTAAAGCCAAAATAGAAGCCCTAGCCCTACAAACCGATAAGGCCAACGCTGATCACCCTTATAGGCAAACAGCCATAGCGATCATAGAACAAGTCCTAGAACCCCATTTTGGAGGCATAAATGGCACACTCTACTACACCCTTGAGGATGAGCTAGTCAATTTATTAGATAATTATTTAAAGTAATGAATAACGACACACAAATTATCCACCACTTATGGTGGTTGCGATCGTTCCTTGACAGGCAGTTTAGCAACAAGGAATACAAGCAAGTAATTGATGAGGAATTAGACACGGACACAATCAAAGAGCTTGAGAGTTTATTAACCCACATTAAAGAAAATTATTAACATGAAAAAACAAATAGACTACTATGGCAACGAAGCAAATTATATCCACTTAAAGTTTGGGGACGCTAGAAAACACTATTTTTTTACATCAGACTTTGTAGAAAAATATCCCGTGTTCTCTAAAGAATATGCCAAGTATTTTGACTATAATAATGAAGCACAATTTAAAAATCCATTTCAAATTGTTGCTTATGCTTATAAAAATAAAATACCAGTCCATTTTTACTACAATTTCACAGACACACCCGCTAAAAATGAAAAAGAAATAATGGACTATCTTACACGAGAACAATCTTTTATTAGCGAATTAAAATAAAACTATGAAACTATACGCAAAACTAACCTCCGAGCGAGGTAAAGAAATCACCAAGTCCGGCAACGACTGGCTGAAAATAGAAGTGCAAGATGAGAATAGAAATATCATCTTTACAAAGACACTATATCCAAACAAAACGAAATTAAAGGCCACCGAACCGGAAGCTGATGAATACTCTTGTAATTGTAATGAGGGAGGTAAAACAGAAAACCATATCTTTTGGACTATGGAGAACTACCGAGAGCAAGGTAACCCAATCTGTCCGTTCTGTGATGATGAGATGTATAAGATATAAAGAGCAAGCGTAAAACCCCGCCACAAGGCAACGGGTAAAACAGAAGCTCACTAGCGATCGCTAGTGAGTCTTTTGTTGTTTCAAATGTGTCTTGCAATTATAATCAAAGGTCGTGCAAGGCAGATCAGAAATAATAAAACAATATGACAAGAATTAATGTCGGTATAGATCCCACAGATCTACACCCTAAACACCTCATTGCCGAACACAGAGAAATAAAACGTATACCCAATGCTGTTAGAACTGGCCGTGCCGTTATCAAGAACCTACCCGAACACTTTACTCTCGGCACAGGCCATGTAAAGTTTTTCTATAACAAGCTAGGTTATTTACTTGAACGCTACCGAGAATTATACCTCGAATGTTTGAGGCGTGGTTTTGAGGTCCAAAATTACGAGAGTGCGTGGCGTGATATACCGCCCGAACTTATGGGAAGCTATACTCCCACCGAAGCCGATAAACGACTAATAGAAGTTAGAATACGGGAAAAACTATCCCATTAAGGGGGCAGGTGAAAATAAAAATTAGGTTTTGACTCTTATAAAAATCTGAACATTTTACTCCCCGACCTTATTTTGCAACACCTTTCAAAAAAGTTGTGTTTTTCCACCAAATAGTTTCTGGGCGTTATCAACATCTATCACTTGACTCCTGTAATACACTTGCTATACTGTTAGTAATTAGATGGGAAGATCTAGGTCGAAATTAATAATTAATTAGTTATATTAAAAATGAAACAAACTAAAGACACAATATACTCAATCAGATTATCAGCAAGAACTTGCGACATGTTAGAAGAACTGAAAGATGATATCGGAGCCTTTTCTGGAGCCGATGTCATGAGGCAGGCAATTTATTACTTCTATCAGAAGTATCATAACACTAAGTATCTACCACAGAAGATGATCCAATCTTCTACTGGCAAAGAGCAACCAAAGCCTAAACTAACTCAAGAGCAGAAAGAGGAAAAGAAACGCTTTGATATCTGCTATGCTCTTGGTGGCACGATCGTAGAGAAGAACGGGGCTAAGAACTGCTTATACAAAACCTATGAGGTGGTAAATCCAAGCTTGGTCGAGGCTTATGAGAACCAAGTACCATTCTCAATGTTGGATGATTCATTAGTTAAAAATCAATTTAACCCATCAAAAGAAGAATGCGAAAGAATAATGAACAAATAGTAGCTGAATTCACCAAACTTGGGCAATGTATTGCCACTGAATATTCTCTTGGTGAACAATTAATTCAGCTCACCAAAGAGCAGAGACAAGCTCATCAGGCAACTCTCGCACAGCAAGATATCTGCAATAATTTAAAAAACGATGAAGAAGTGTCAACTGTGTAATGGAAAAAATGTTATTTTGGTACACCGGTCGAATGTACCACATGGAGATTATTTTATTCCTTGTAAATGTCTATTAAAAGATGGAACAAGAAAGCTTAGATGTAAACGAACCAAAAGAACCAGTCGATGAGAGTAAAGAAGATGACCCCGATGAATACTATGATAATTTAGATGGGGGGAGTTAATTAAATAAAAATATGACAAATACATTAGTAAATTCAGAAAATATAGTTGGTAATATTGGTTCGTGTGAAGTAAAATCAAACACCTATGCCCTTTCAAGTTTTTACAAAGAGACTGTGGCGGTAAATTCCTGCACAGGAGAAATTGTAAGTGATACAACGTGGTATGATTATAGTTATGTTTATAAACCAGGTATAATTATAGTGGTTATATTGGCGATTGTATTAGGTTTTGGTTTAATACTTCGTTTATTAGATTAGACCAAAGTAGTTATTTAACAAATCAAAGAGGGTGTGAGATGGGGGAAGCGGTATCTCAGTTGGTAGAGAGCGTCTCTATACTTATAGGACGGTAAAAAGACGCAGTCGTTGGTTCAAGTCCAACCCGTCCTACTTCCCCACCTCCCACTCTCACAAGTTTAGCAAGATAATAAAAAAATCAAATAACATTAAAAATATGAAAACAAATAAAAAAGAAAAGATTACTAAGATAATAAGTTTGATTAAGAAAATGGAACAAAATACTTTCTTGTTGCCAGATTCGTGGTCAGAATTATTTAATATGGTATCAAGGTCGGCACATTACAAGACTTATGTCGGGGGTCGTGGTGATTATAGTAGGTATATAGACATTGAATATACAAAAAATGACGAGCTATATAATCCAAAGCAAGAAGACAGTTATTCAATTACAATCAGAAAAAATGAAGTTTATCTAAACAAACGATTAGGCGACCCTCAAAACGAAGTTGACTTAGTTTTGGATATTGTGGAGGCAATTTATAAAGAAAAAATCTCATTTGAGATAATGGACAAAGAAGTCGCAACCAAAAGATTAAAACTAAAAGAGTTAAAGGACAGCATTAAGAAGTCTACTGATGAATTTACTAAGTTAAAAAACGAGCTAGAATCTTCAAAGCAAGTTTAATCCCCATCCCAAAATGAAACCTTATAAAGGAAAACTACACTGTCCTCAATGTCCACCAAATAAAGGTTGCAACTCTGACCCTAAATATCGTTGCCTAAGTAAAAATTTTACTAGAAAAGATAAAAGACATAGACCAAAATGAAACATATAGAAAAAATTGAGAAATCTTTTAGAAATAAGTTTGTTAGGGGCAATGTCGTTGAAGAAGATATTGATGTTCCTTTTTCTTGGGATGTTATTAGAGACTTCCTCCGCTCCTCTCACACCTCGTTTGTAACTGATTTGATTAAAAGAGTGGAGGGGGAAAGAGGTAAGCCAGAGGCGGTCGATAATATTATTAGATTATTGAATACAGAATTATGAAAAAATACCAAATAATATATGCAGATCCACCTTGGTCTTATCAAAATGGTGGAGTTCCACAGGGGGGGGTAAATGTTCAATATCCGACAATGAAACTAGAGGATATTAGAAAATTACCAATAGCTGAACTGGCAGATGATACTTGTGTCTTGCTTATGTGGGCTACATTTCCACAACTACAAGAAGCATTTGAGGTTATAAAAGCTTGGGGTTTTAAATACAAAACACTTGGCTTTAGCTGGTTAAAAACTAACAAAGATGGCTCCCCGTTTTTTGGGATAGGATATTATGCAAAATCAAATCAAGAAGTTTGTTTGCTGGCGGTAAAAGGTAAAGCTCACTCTCTTGTAAAATCAAATAGCGTTTCAAGTTTTGTTAGCACAGGTCGGACAAAACACAGTGAAAAGCCACAGATATTTAGAGATAAAATAGTAGAATTATTTGGCGATATTCCTAGAGTTGAACTCTTCGCCCGAATAAAAACAGAAGGCTGGGATGTCTGGGGAAATGAAGTAGAGAGTGATATAGAATTAAACTAACCGCCCTAGATACTATTATTAAAATGTTAAAAGAAGAGATATGATGAGTGAATTAAAAAAAGAGAATAGTGAGATGGAATTAAGTGAAGCTACAAAAAGGAATATGGAAATAAGTAAATCATTAATACATTGTCCTGAACACGCCAAGATGATAGAAAGTGAAAAAGGTAACACAGGATACTGTAATAGTTTTGAGTGGGAGATTGGTGGTAATTCAATTTCTGTTAATCAGGAGTATTGGATTAAAATAAATTATTGTCCTTTCTGTGGTAAAAAAATATTAAAAGAAGAGATAGAATGAAAAAACTAAAACTAGGAGAATATATGCTTGGAGCCTATGAACTCGCCTGTGATGAATTGGCTCAATACTTTGTCACTAAATACTTTGGTAAGGAGGCGGAGTATTGGTGGATAGGTGATTGCCCTGGTGGTGTAATAGAAGTAGCTGATAGATATTTTGATATGCGAGATGTGCATGAGTTCTTAAAGAATAAATACACCGGGAAGATGATGTTCAAATACTACGACCAAAAAATGGATGCTGATATGAAAGGTGAGGACTGGAATTATAATATTTATAGTTATAAACAATGCAAAAAATAATTAAAAAACAAGTAATCTTAGAAGATGATGAGATTAAGACATTCCGTAATGCTTTATATTACATAAAACACCGGATTGAAGAACATCATAGCAAAGGGGCATTATCGGTCGGTTCATTGCCTTATATAGAGAGTTTATTGGAAGAGTTAAAGAAATGAACAAACTAGATTTATTCGTTTTAATACTTATCATTTTAATTGGGTTAATTCTTTGGGTGCCAACGTTATGAAATATACAGAGCAAAAACCAAAACCACATCAACAGCGAATAATTGATCTCAACCCAAAGAAGATACTTCTGAATTGGGAAGCAAGATGTGGTAAAAGTTTGCCGGCCGCTATTTGGATAGATAATCCGTGCCGAATTGGAAATACTTTTATTATTTGCACCAAGCAAAATAAAAAAGATTGGATTGAAATGGGGACTAGAGCCACGGTTTTGACGAAAGAGGAATTCAAACGCGTTGCTAACGCCATTAAAGACCCCACGGCAATTGTGGTTGATGAACTTCATCACTTTAACTCCGGTCTATTTCAAAAAGGTCGCAGTCAGCTCTCCACTGCCCTATATACTTTAATTAAGAAATATCCCTACTGTGACTTTATGGGTCTATCTGCTACTATGATCAGGCAGAATGCGTGGTCTCTTCATACAGCCTTATGTTATATAGGGGTCTATTATGATTGGAAAAAGTGGCGCGAAGAGTTTTTTTATTACGTTAAGTTACCTTTTCTTCGCTTCCCCACTTGGATGCCGAAACCTGATTGGAGAATAAATATAAGGAAGTATCTTGAAAAACATTGTGACATTGTTGGTCTAAAGGATATCATAAACGATCTGCCACCAGTAGAAACAAAAATCATTACAGTCAAGCATGAACAAAAATACGTGCGACCACTTGATAAAATTGTGACATGGGTTGACGAGCATCGATGGGAGCAAGGTGGTAAGTTAGAAGAGATTTTAAAACTTGGTTATAAGAAAGTCATTTTAGTATGTAAATATACCGAACAAATCGATTTCCTCAAAGACAAACTCAAGGACGAGAAGCCTGTTTTTGTCCTTGATGGACGGGAGAGAGACCAAAGTGTGGTAAAGAAACAAGCACAAGAGGCGGAGGAATGTTATTTCATTTGCCAGAGTGCGATGGGAGAAACGTGGGATGGCTGGAGTTTTGGCTGTATGGTCTTTGTGAGTTTGGGGCATAGTTGCTACCAACACACTCAGATGGTTGGAAGGCAGAGGCACTTGGAACACTTAAGACCAGTAGAAATCATATATTTGATAGGCGGCGTTTGGGACCAAAGGATCTACGATACTGTGGTGGTAAAAGGAAAAACATTTAATCCACATATTTATTTACATGAAGAGGAAGATGAGTTATTATTAGAAAATGAATCTTCCCGACCTACCAAAAACTCATAAGAAAAAAGAAGCTAACTTTGGAATACAACTCCGACATATTATTGATACACTCAATTTAGATTCTTGCTCAATAGAAATAAAACATACAAGAGGTAAGAACTCATTTCCATTTGACGAATTAACCGATCAACAAATAAGTTGGGGGTTAAAGAATAAAACCGGCTCACTCATTAGGGTGCAGGGTGTTTGTGGTGAGCCTGATTATGTATGGCTTAAGAACACTCCTGCTTATGTAATTATAAAATACCCTGAGGGTATTGTTGTCATTCCCCTCGACTCCTTTCTTAAAGAGAAGAATTCTTCATCTCGTAAATCACTAACTTACCAGCGCGCTCTTTGTATAGCCTGTTTAAATGTAACTTAGCATCTCTTAACATTTTTCGGTAGTCATTGATCAGGGTATTCTTCTCCGCATAGGCACTCGGATAATCCGTTAGTTCTTTGTGGATAAGATGATTAAGAACTACTAGGTCAAGGTCATTTAATTTAATTGTTTTACGGTGGGTTAGCATAAATCCTTATATTCATCTGAAGCCATGGCTTCATCAACATTAACCTTATCAAACTCTCCAAAGGCTTTTTCAGTTTCCTCATCACCTTGAGCCACATCTTCATCAACTAAATCATGCTCAACCTTATCAACATGATCAAATATATGCATTATTTCCCTGAATTCATCTTTTAATATCCACTTATCTCCCTGACTACCACCTTTAATTTCTCGGAAACACATACCCAGAGCGTTGATTTCCTCAAGCCACGGCTTAACTGAACCGGTCGGATAACCTAATTTAGTAGCCACGCCCTTGGTAGTCACACTAGCATAATGGGCTAGTTCTTTTAATGCCATTCTTCTGCCTTTAGGAATAGAATCTAATGCTATTTTATAAAGTATCTTCTCATATTGTGGTGGCATCACACCACCGCTCATAGCGATAAAGACTCTAGCTAGTAAGTGAAGCTGATTAGAAATACGCATTGGCATCTCTGGTGCTAGAACCAACCCCACATCTCCTTTCCAAGTCTTCTCCACTGGTGAACGAGCGGAAGCAGCAAAGTCGGAAACCGTTACTATCTTATCACTAATAGCTTCTGGTATATCATCTTTCATTTCCCCCACAAATGGAATCATAGTATCAATATACTCCTTAAAATCTTTTTTTAATTCTTCACGATACTCCTTGATATGTCCAGCAATTTGAGCCGCTCGTTTGGTGGTCTTACGCCTATCTTGCTCTGGTAAGGAGTAGGACATAGTTCTAAGACCCATACTTGAGTCTTGTCCGTCCATAGCGTGAATCTTTTCGGTGACACCAGCGATTAAAGTTATTTTACCTTGCCACATTAAATCTTCACCACGTCCGGTTGGTTTAGTTAGTAGTCCATCATATACCTCACGGAATTGTGCCATGATAGACTGACGATCTTCTTTGGTCATTGAGAGAATAGTAGTGAAGTCTTTCATTACAATAATGGATGTTCGGGCAATACGGAGAAGGAGTGATGCCTCTTTACCTTTAACTGAAGCACCAGAGAGTAGGGTATTAGGAGTTAAGGTTGAGACTTGGTGGACGAAGGGGATACCCATGATGCAGTTAAGTACTTCTGACTTACCAGATGAACTACCACCAACTAGCATGCACCAGATCGGGTCTCCGGGCATTCTATTTGAAAGAACCACTGCGGCCACCAAAGGAATAACACTATCATCTTCCAGATAGAAAATTGATTTGTATTTTTTTGTAAGTTCTTCAATGGTTTTAGACATGATATTTCTTCATAAATGATAAGATATGCTTCACAACTTCTTTCAAAATACGAACATACTCCCAGAACAGACCTGACCTTGCACCATCTAAGCCTTGACGATTCTTCTTGGCGATTGATAAGTCTTGGCAAGGACTTCCTCCAATTAACAATGTTGTATCTCTCCACAAAGGAGTTGGGTGAAAATCTACCACTGAACCTATTTGTGTGGTCTTTGGATGATTTTTCTGGGTAATTTGAATAGCATACTTATCAATCTCGGAAGCGTAATACTCCACATCGTAACCCAATTCTTTTAGGGCTTGCTGGGCGACTGATATACCGTCGAATAAACTTAGAACTTTTATTTTCATATATATTTCTCACTTAAATTTTTAACCGCCTCTCTAAAATTACACGAATGTAATTGTTGAAACATATCAATCACATCTCCATCTTTACCGCAACCAAAACAATGAAATCTGTTATTCTTTTTATAGTATTTAAGTGAAGGAGTTTTCTCCCCATGAAATGGGCAACAAGCAAAACCTGCCTTGTTAAATTCCATTATATCAGTGATCGGAATCTGCTTAATTTTTTCTATATCAAATGACTGTCCACTGTCCTTAATCTCAGTTAGCCTAGACAATTTTTTCTCATAATCTTTAACCCTTAATTCAGAATCTGATATTGATTGTTTAATAAATTCATCAGTGGCTTCATTCCAACGGTTCTCATCAATGAGTTTGTTTAGCAATTGCCTCATTGATTTCTGATATTCATATTCAGCATTAATTTCTAATTTAGTATCTCGTTTAAAGTCTTTAAATGTATAAACATCACCGTTCATTTTATTAAAAATAAGCTTTGATTCATAGAAGAATCGTAAGGAGTTTAATGGAGGGAAGGTGTCAGTGATAAAAGCTCTGCCAGCAAAAGATGAAGAAACGTTTTTAAAAACCTCTTGACCAATTTCAAAATTTTCTTGTTCCCGTTCTTTCATGATGTATCTATTATAATACTATAGTTTTATTTGTCTAGTTTAAAAATGTGGAAAAACTGTTAATAACTTTTTACAAAAGTTTTCCACAGCTTATTCAGGTTTTACTCTTGACTTCTTGTCTAGCTTTGATAAACTTATTGTATGACTAAGCAACGGGAATCTTTTTATAAAGATAAGTTGATAGAAATGAGAGATGCTCTTATTTCTACGACGGTCGAAAGCGGTGTGTCAGTTACTGACACAGCGTTTATCTTTAAGATTTCTAAGCAGAGAGTGTCACAAATTATAAACGATAATAATAAAAACAATGACAGAAGAAAATAAAGATGTAATTGCAGATTTGTTTGCAGATGATTCCACTAAGCCGGAATCTAATTGGTTTGCATTTGAAAAAGTTGGTGATTCCATTCAGGGTGAATTAGTGATGGAGCCCTATGATAATGAAACCAAGTTTGGTGAGCAGAGAGTTTATACTCTTAAGAGAGCTGATGGTCAGGAGTTTAATGTTGCTTTGAAGCACACTACCCATAAGATGAATATTCAGCAACTAAAGTCGGCTGCTGTAGGTGATTTACTAGCTTTCAGATTAAAAGAATTAGTTGATACTGGAAAAGTAAATCCAGCGAAAAGTATTGAGGTGAGAATTAAGCACATGAATAAATAATGGAAGTTAAAGAGTTACAAAAAATAATAGATGAGCAAGTTCGTAATGTATGGGTGGCCGCCCATGATGAAAAAGGGCACCATTATAAAAACACTAGAACTGGTAAAATTGTAGACTCGGTGACTACCCAGTCCATTATTGAAAAGCCACATCTTGTTCCGTGGGCTGCTGGTTTAGCTGTAAAATACTTCATTGAAAGAATGGATTTTTATGATAAGTCTAAACCAGAAGATGATGAGCAGAATGCTCGGTTGATTAAAGACTCTAAACTAGCTTTCCGTGCGGTGCGTGATGATGCCGGTGATATTGGTACTATGGCACATGACGTCATTGAAAGATATTTAAACCATTGGATTGAGACTGGTATTAGAAAGGAGATTAAAGCTTTCCTAGATGATTCACTTGATCCACGTGTTTGGGCGGCGGCGAGAGCGGCTGAAGAGTTGTTCAATCAGCTTGATATTATTCCTGTGGCAACTGAGTTGTTGGTTGGTAGCGATAGATTAAATGGTGCTGGTACCCTAGATTTTATCTTCCTAAATAAAGGCAAATTATACATCGGAGACTGGAAGTCATCAAATCAGGTCTCAGACCAGTATGCCATCCAAGTAGCAGCTTATACTAAGATGTTTGAGAGTATGACCAAATTAAAGGTAGCTGGAGCGATGATTGTTCATCTATCTAAAGACTATAATAAAGTTCGATTATATGATATTCCTTATCTTAATCGTGCCTATGCAGTCTTTAAACATCAGAATGCCATCTACAACTGGCTTCATGATGGTCGAGATAAATTAATAGAACGTAAGAATAGAGTAATAATAAAATGAAAAATAAACAAATTGCATGGTATGGTATTTTATCTGTTGGCGTGTTTTTCTTAGCAATACTTGCCGGTGGAGAATACGAAACAGGTGGTGTTATGTTCCTTTATTTTGCTGGATTACTAGGTTTTTGGGTCTTTGTAATCTGGGGTTGGGTAAGATTGATCAAATCCAATGACTAACCAAAACTTCCAAAAATATGCCTCTCTAAAGGCTCAAATCAAGGCGCTAAGCGATGAATTAGAGATACTTAAGCCAACTATCGTCTCCGAGATGGAATCCGAGGCAATGGATGAGGTAGTTTTGCCTGAAATTGGCAAGTTCTACTTCAAAGAACGCCGTATTTGGACCTATCCAGAGGAGCTAGAAGCCTTTGAGAAGCAACTCAAAGCAGACAAAAAGGTCGCACAACAGAAAGGAACGGCTACTTGTGAGATTGCAAAAGACCTGACCTTTCGAGGAATAGGTGAAAACGATGAATAAAGAACAACGTAAATTCAAACAGGTTATCAAGGCAAGGCTCAAACGCAAAGGCCGAGTACAGTTTGAGCTAGATAAGAAAAAAGCAATTATTAATAAATTAAAAAAAATCAATGAAGACACTGAAGTTAAAAAATAGTCACTTAGAAATGTTACTTAGGATATTGGATGGGGATTTACCATTCTCAAGATCTCGTAGACGTAAAATGTTTACCGATATTATTATTCAAAAAATGAGAGACAAAGAAGCCGCTCGTATGGCCCTAATTGAAAAGTTTGGAAAGAAAGATCCAAAGACCAAGAAATTAGTTATGGATGGTAATCGTTACCAATTAGATAAGCCAGAAGAGTTTAATAAGGAATATCTTATCCTTCACAATGAGGAGGTAGTAATTGACTTACCACCTTCACTTGATGAGAGTATTAAGTTAGTTAAGGATATTGTAGTGAAGACTGACATCACCGTTAAAGATGCTGAGATTGAATTAGTTGAAGAGATTATCAAGGCATTTGAAACAATATCGGAAACAGATGTTAAACCAAAAGGAAAATAAACCATTTGATTTAGGACTACATAAAGTTATAAGATGTCAGAATATCGTTGATGGTCACGTATGTAATACCATCATAAGATATTGCCAAACGAGCTACCCAATATGTGACAAATGTCTTAAGTATCTTGAACAGAAATCAAAAAAAGCATCCAAATAGGGTGCTCTTTTTGATAGTGTGAAATTGTTACGGAAATATTTTTGCTCCGTCAATTTCTACTAAACCATATTCTTAACCAATCAGACGACTCTTCCCTTGCTTTACCCACCTGCTGATACAGAGTAGATTACAAGGAGCTACCGTGATGACGAGTTAAGATTTCTTTAAGAAAAACGCATAAATAGCTGACGCCGCACCAAGAACGGTCAAGACTGTCTGCCAATAAGATGTCTGTCTTAACCAAACATATAGTCCGGCAATTAAGATAGATAACAACAAAGTCACTGTCTTAGTTGCCCAACCTTCTGTTCCAAACTTCGCCTTTAACCAATCAATAGCGAGAGATAATCCTGCTCCAACTACTGTAATGGCGACAAAATCATTTATTTCCATTTTAATAAATTATTATTTATAAAGCTCCTGCAATTTGGCTCGGGTGACTGGTCCGAGATTACCTTCTGCTGGAGTGATATTATATTTTCGCTGAAAAAACTTTTGCCACTCTTTTCGATTCAGACCAGTTTTTGTGTGACACGACAGACATAGAGTTATTAAATTTTCAGGAGAACAATTCTTTTTATTATAATCTATGTGGTGGATATTAAATTTCCTCTCACCTATACACCATTTTTTAAAACAATACTGACAAGTATTATTATCCCTACTACGAATTATATTTTTTAGATGATTTGTCCATTCCATAGGATAAATTTCAAATGATTTCCCCCCTTGCCAATTACTACTTCTTTCTCCCCTAAGTGGATATTTTTTATTCCTTTCAGAATTCCAAGGACATTTTTTACCAAGATGAGACAGGCTTATTTTCATTTTAGTTTCTTCCGATGGTTTAAATTTTGAGATAACTTTTGCTCTACAACTTCGTGAGCAGTATTTTCTTTTTCCTAAGTCACTAATAAAATATTGAAACTGCTTTTTACATAGAAGACATTGACTAATTATTATCTTAGTTGATTTTTTAGGATATTTCCGATAACATATAGAAGAACAAAATTTTGCTTTTTTATCTCTAAATTGTGGAACAACAAAATCTTTGTTGCACATTAAACATTTTTTAATTACATCTATTGTGGTTTTTTTAAATCTACCCATATTTATTCCATTTTTTGGTATTCCTTTTGGCATAATTTATAATTAAATTACGGAAACAATTCATACAGTTTAGCTTTTGTAATAGGACCTAAGTTTCCTAGTGCTGGAGTAATATTATTAGCAATTTGAAAAGCTATACACGCTTTTCTAGAGACACTCAACCATTTTCCTGTGCTTTCTACATTACTTGGAAAATATCCAAGATATTTTAAACAATTCTGTGCCGAAATAATCGTGCCATCATACTTAGGTTTGTCTGGCGCCTCTTCATATTTCTTAAAGTTTAGAATGTAATTTGGTTTCCAATAAGTTCTCTTTAAGAAGAAAGACTCCGGTACTAAACGAACTGGGTATCCATCCTCACAAGCTGAGTCTTCAATCACTAAACACTTTCTACCTTCATCATCAAGAGTATAATCGACAGCCGTCACTCGATGTCCCATAGTCCATAAATTAGGTGGTTGAATTTCTTTAACTACCCTCCTGCCAAACCACTCACCTTTACCAAACATAACTGTCAGACCAACCCCCTTACCTGTATTCTCAATAGTTGAAGCCACAGTATCAATATCTAAATCCATAAAGATTCTCTTAGCTCCGAAGATTTTAGACATATCTTCGGTGTATGATGGTAGTTTTATTTGCATCATTTTTAAATCATTCATTGATTGTGATGGAGAAAGTTCCTCTGGGATAGAGCCATAATTAGTAGCCTTGATTAGATCTTCGACTGTTGAGCCACTGATATTTGGATTGGCTCGTAACTGATAACCGGGGTTGGCGGAGAACACCATAAACTCCCCATACTTCTGTTTAGCAATGATTCCTCTTTCTTTTTCTAGTGAGGCCATAACACAACTTCCCGACTGCCCTTGTTTTCGGACCGGGTAGTTTTCATACTTATCTTTTTTCACCCAAACAACAGGAGCAATAGAAGCAACTAATTCACTCTGAACATAGTCACAATCCTTTTTCTCTTGCGATCTGGTATCTGGTAATGCTCCACTATTGAATTTTCTTCTCCAAAACATATAATTATTATACTACGATTAATAAATAGCACAATGCTCTAATCTCTATTTAGCCCTGTTATCGCACAGGGCAGAGCGTGGACTGTTGTCAGGAGTGTCCTAACGGCAAATCCATTTGGTCAGGAGACACAGGTGTGCTTTTCTGCACGAGCTGTATCTCGTAGTCTGGGTCAATGAGAAAGGTGTTAATGTAGAAGCAGAGCTTCTCTAACGGCATTGTTCCTTTCAGAATATGCCACGCCACGTGCCTTGATTGTGGAACCAAAGCCGTATTCCTCTGGGAGTTATCACCTCCCCGAGACTTCTCCTTCCTATGATGCACTGTCCAATTCATCTTGTGCCTCCAGTTGTTTGGTTTTTTCCTTGAACCATTTTGGCAGGACAGTAATTCCCGCCATCAGATCGATGCAGTAATCCTCAATGAATTTGGGGATTTCCGTCAACCTCATCGTGTCTTCCATTTCTTCGTCTTGTTCTAGCCAAGAAACGAAGTATTCGTGAACACGCTTATTGCTCCAGTGCCGACCATCGTAGTGAAGTGCTAGAGCAAACACTACGACAGGGTGGAGCTTAAACTTCTCGCACACCGCCAGTAGTGCTGTTATCATCTTGCACCTCCTCAATGTGAACACTGATGGGCGTATAGTTCCGACAGTCCAGATTGTTGGGATGATGACTTGTGTCCAAATCCTCACCACAATCAGGGCAGTCGCCTGTGAATCTATGCAGGCAGATTATCATTTTTGACCTCCTTTTTGTTAGTAATTCAACTCAAAGCAGACACTTCACAACAGTTGCCATTTAAGGTCTTAGCGTGGCTCGCTACCCGTTGACGGACTTTCAGCCGATGTTATTCTCGGAGAGACTAATTCTTGGGTATCTTACGAACTCCACCAATTATGTTGCCATCATATCTCTCCAAAGTCTAATTCATTGTAGACGTTTAGTCTGCTCTGAATTGAATCACTAACTTGTGTTAAAGAACTATAAGTTTAACGACATTATGAGGTCGTCTAAATTGTCAAATGTGCGAACAACAAACTTAGCAAAATAGCCAAGATTACTGACATTCCTTTTTTCTTTGAACTCAATTCGTATCTTTTAGATACAGTCTTACCTGTTATTTTAAGTGAAATATATTCCCAAACAGACACCACTCCAAACAGGGAGATTAAGATACCCGATAACCAAGACTCACCAATGAGCCAAGTGTAAAGAGTAGCCAGTAAGCACTCGCCAATTAGCAACCCTGTTATTATGTTTTGACTATGCTTCTTCATTTTTTAATTCAGCTGAACCATCTTCCTTGAAAGTTATCTCATAAGGTGGCACTAATTTCTTCCAGTCAGGATTGATAATCATAATAGAATCCTGCCACATTGAATGGGAAGCAAAGATTTTATATGCCTCCGTGCCTAGATAACCCAAGACTTCACTCGCTACTTCACGGCTAATTGGATTAGCCACTGTCCGATAATTAGTTTCAGGAATATCTACCACATCACTTCCCCATAAATCGGTAAAAGCTGATATGCACCTATTCTCTTCCCCCATTTTTTGATTAGGAGCTTTTGCACAAAGATTCTTATAAATCTTTACCCCTTCACTCTCATTTATTTGTCCATCAAATATACTCATATTTTTATTTTATTATTATGGAGGGGTGACTACCCATC